GGGTATAAATTTCTCCAACATTTGTAGGCAAATCACAATTAAACCCACTACAAGCAGGTGATGCTAGTAAGCCTTTTCCTGAACCACCTTTCATGCGTCGTTTGGTTTTACGTCTCTTTTTTTTGGATTTTTTACGTGATTTTCTTCTTTTTTTCCTACCACCACGAAGTCCCAACTGACCCAAGGAACCCCTTTTCGTCATATTTTCATATCGAACCGTTTTTTCTGAATTCCCACCACATATTTTACCAAATTCACTACTCTTAATTTGGTCTGTCCTACATACCATAGCTGCTCTAGGCATAACTACTGTAACTGTCCATCCTTTTTCTCCATGAACTCTTACGTTATCGCCTTCTTTAGGTTGATTATCTTTTGAAAAAGGTAGTTGTTTTCCAATTGGTATTTGAATGCCGCGCTTCGCCAGCTTTTCACGTAAATTCATACCGCCTTTACGATGTTTCCTTCGTTTATTTTTTTGTGTTTTGCGTCGTTTCTTTTTACCACCATTCATTCTTGAATATTTATATCGTTTAGTAAATCGAACCATATAAATATTACGTAGATTTAAAAAAAATTTTATAAAATTAATTATTTATTCTATATCAACATGAGTGAGCATATGCCTGCGACAACACATTTTTGTGAGATTTAATTTATCTAAAACCTCTCCTTCAGGTGTCTTTTGAATATTATTTTCATCTAAATATATATCTTCTTCTAAAGGCATCTCATTTTGTAGTTTAATTTTTCTCACTTCCTTGCAGTAATACAAATATTTATCAGCAAGAAGCATTCCACATGTAAAACACTTTACTGGTATAATCATCGTTATTTATACATATTTAAAATATAATATCTATAAATCAATTTTCATTAACATCTATTATTTAACTTTTTTCCAGACGCGGGTCCATTTAAATAATAATATTCTTCCCAGGGTGATAACTGACCATTTTTTTTCTTAAAACATTTATCTTCTGGTCCTAAACTTCCTGGTTCTATACCTTGAGAGTTTCCTTTTTGAGCAGCCACACATTTACTAATTTTGTCTGAACCATCTTTACCAGTTACCCATACACAACTTCCTAAAGCAGAACACGTGCTCTTTTTTATATTTTGGTCACTATAGTCTTTCACACTATCAGCACAATATTTATTATCGTGCATTTGATTATTTGCGGCTGTTTGTAAATTACCCATTTTTTCTAAAACAACTACTTTATCTGTTTTTAATTTTGGTTCTTCTAAATGAATATTATTTAAAGCATAAAATATAGTAATAGCAAAAAACATAATAGTCACTAATAATATTCCTAATAAATTATTGTATATAAATAATCCTGATGCTGTTAATAGGTCTGCTGCCATATATAAAACCCCAATATTAAATATATAAGTTATTAATTTAATTTATATATTTACTTAACGGCGGCGGCGACGGGAACGACGGCGTTTGCTCTTGCGGCGGCGCTTAGATTTACGAGACTTTCTGCGGCTCTTGCGTGACTTCTTGCGGGAACGACGGCGTTTGCTCTTACGGCGGCGTTTACCACCTACGGTTGGTTTAAGAGCGTGAATTCCACGAACTGGACCAGCAGCGTCCTTTTTAGCTGCGGCAATAGCTGCCCTAGCATCTGCGGCTCCTTTGCTAGCAATATCCTTTTGTTTCATAGCGGCTTTTTCGTAATTTTTTAAAGCAGACATTTGCTTTGCGAGTGGTTTGGCGGCAAGACCTTTTACTTCCTTTTTCATAACATTAGCCATTTTTCCGGATTTTGATGCATCATCACGGCATTTTTTCATGCATTTAACTAAATTTCCACCTCTGCGTTTACGGGTTCTGCGTGAGCGACGACGGCTCTTACGTTTATGAGATCTTTTCATATGTCCTGGCATATTATATTATAAAATTAGAAAAAATTTAATTTTAAAATATGTCTAAATAACGCAACTTATCTACACCTTTTACGTGATTTCTTTCTTGTTTTCTTGTTACGTTTTTTACCATATAATATTTAATTATTGTTCTAAATACTTGAAACCTTCTGTTGTTTTCGTTTTTCTATGTATAATTCCATTTTTAGTTATTTCTTCATGACATGGTTTACAAACATTTGCTAAATTTGCTTGATGATTTTTATGAAAATTTCTTATATAATTATTTAAATCAGCTGATTCCTGAGGACTTAAATGGTGTATATCAACGCCTTCTGCTCCACATATAAAACAATCACCTTTTAAAGTCTTACTGTTATATTTTGATTTTTTACTTTTTAGCCTATTTTGTGTTTTTTTATTATAATGTTTGTTACGAAGCTTAAAAGCACCTTTTATGAATTTGTCTGGAAAATCAAAAGATTTACAAACTTCCAATCCATATTCAGTCATTCCATTACCATCTTTAAGTTTCCGCGTATAAACCAAGGTTCCATTTGCTAGACATTCCACAGACATATGCTTTACTGATAAATATTTTATTTTCTTAATAGACGGCCAGTTTAATATATCATGGAAATGTGTTGCAAAAATAAAAGTGCTTTTTGTTTTTTCAAGCCATAACAAAGTCTGTGCGAAAATACTATTAGCACTTCTATTTTCAGTTCCGCTGCATACTTCATCACCTAAAATTAAACTATTCTCATCACTCATATTAATAATACTAGAACATTCACTCATTTCAACAGCAAAGGTTGATAAATTCTTAAATAAATTATCATTACCAATTATTCTTGTAAAAATAGCATCATAAGGATAATATGTAAATGAACTAGCAGGAACAAACATACCAGATTGAGCCATTATAACAGCAATACCTATACTTTTATTAATACTTGATTTACCAACTCCATTTGTTCCATAAATTAACATACCATTATTTTCATTTCCCAAACAAACATCATTAGGAATATATGTCTCATTTGCAATATGATTTAATATAGGATGAACTAAATCTTTTGCGTCAAAATAAGACTTTGATTTCTTTATAATAGATGGTTTACAATAATTTTCAGTTTTTGAAACAAAAGATTTTGTAGTTATAACATCTAATAGACTAACATAATCAACAAAATTAAACATTTCTTTATCATAATTTTTTAGTTCTTCAACAAATAATTTATAAACCCTTTCCAATATTTGTGATAAATCAGACTTCTTCTGCACGTATTTATTATAAAATTGACTCATAATACTTCCTCCTAACATTTTATTAGTTCCCTTACATTTTTCATATTTGATATCATATTTTGTAATATTTTCTTTTTCCAATCCAACTTTTAAATGGGTAGCACGAGAAGGAGTTAAATACATATACATAGCACCCTTATCCGTAAAATGAATTTTAGTCATGTTTTTTGTTGTTTTACCTTTACCTTCTCCAATATTTACGTGATCGTCAAAAAATTTACATAATTCCTCTTTTTCTTTTTCAACAAATTCATATTTTTCAACAACATCATCTAACACATCATTTACACCAATATTCATAAAATTAATTTCATATTTATTATTATTTAGTGTCTTACATACATTCATATTCATATGTTCCGCTAACTTGGATTTTAATTTTTCACAAACCTCTAATATATTAATATCAATATTAGTTGTTATGTATTCATTAATTACTTCGTCTTCTTCTAACTTTTCATGAATTTCATGAATAGAATTTAAATTATTAAAAAATTGATATAACTCTATTGGTTCTACTTTTTGAAAAATAATTTTACGATATAAATATTCAATATCTTTAATTTTACCTAATACCTTTCGTAAATAGCTATAATCATCCCAATTAGTTATAAAATATTCCATAATATCATATTGCTCTTGTAAATATTCAATATTTGTAACTGGATGTAGTAGTTTCTCTTTAAAACATCTTCGCCCCATAGGAGTTACACATTTATTTACTAGTTTTTCAACGCTACTATAAGGACCTTTTGAAAAAGTTGTATCTACAATATTTAGTTGATTTAACGAGTGATTCGCAAGATGTAAGTGTTCGTTTTTATTATCAAATGTAGGCAGGTGTATTTTTTGTGTTAGTTTTGAATTATGTTCATTTATAAAATTTAATAAGAAACATAGACTTTTGAGAGCAATAGGTCTTTCATTAAGTGTAGATGACTCTATGTAGCTATTATAATCAGGTATATTATAAAACTTACACATAATATCTTCTTGATAAGTTTGATTTTCTGCGTTTAATGCTTGTTGAGTAAATTCTCCTTCTTCAGTTTGATTAACAAAGTGTATTTTTGCACAATTTATACCTGAAAATTTTAAAACATCTTGTAATTTATTTTCATCCTCATAATTATGAATAAATATAATTTCCTGTGGATTGTAAATGGAATTAAATCTTTCTAATTCATCAAAAACAACTGGATTATGGATATTTTGTTTTTTTTCTTCATGATTAAATAAAGTTAAATTACCGGTATATATATTAAGATTAGCACATCCAAAAAGTAAAGAAGGTGTTCTATTAATAAATGAACTATTACTTTGTAATATACTATAACAAGCAATATTATTACAATCTTCGCTTTCTAATTTATTATTTTTAAAAAAACATCCTGGAGAGAAAATTTGTAAAAGTTTTCTATCTTTCTTTTTACCAACTGATTTATATTCGTACCATACTGGAACAGTAAATCCTCCATCTGTTAAAACCTTTACCCATTTATCAAGTAAATAATCATAATTATTAAATCCAGCCATAAAAACACTACATTTTTTACCATTATATTCATATTTAATATGTTTATTAGCTATATTCATATGAGTAAGTTTAATATATTCATCAAATTCTGATAATAAAAATTCATCTGTATCAGGATCTTTAATTGTATATATTTCATAAAAACTTCCACTCTGCCATAATAATATAGTTTTTTTTCCATACTTTTCTACATATTTTATCATTTCTTTGAAGTATTGTGCTATCATTCTTGTGTCTAGTTTTGTTTTTTTATCGCTCATTTTTTCACCTATAGTTTTTTTCTTTCTAGGCATCAGGTATATTTATTAAACACACTTGATTTCTAAATACATTTTATAATATATTAAACATAAGTTTGATAATTTTCGTGTTCATCAAGATCTATATATCTAGGATTTGGTTTACACATAACTCTTGTCAATAAACTTATAATAGAAAATGAAGCACATGAAAAAGTAAATTTAATAGTATTAACATTTTCACCATAAACTATATTAATAGGATTAATCCAAATCATTCCCCAAAAAAAACCATTTCCTAAAACAAAAAAAAACCATGCAATTCCATAATCCAAATTACACTGACAAAATGGTTTCGTAAAAAAAAGGTCACTCATATATAATTATTAGGCTGGTATTTCTTTAGACCAATTATGTAATAATATTTCATTATTTTTATTTGATACATCTCCACTTAAATAAGCATTTTCATACATCGTTCTAAAAATATAATCTGGTGCTATGCTTCCTATTTTAATTAAATTGTGTTTTTTTAAATACGTTTTAATTTCCTGTATTGGTTTTTTCTTTAAAACACTAACTTCATTTTTGATAATCTTTCTAGTTTTTTTACTTTTTACTAATACACCAACTTTATTTTTAACTTTACCCAAAGTTATTTTTCTTCTAATTCTGCGTGTTTTTATTCTTTTTGTTTTTGGTTTTTCTTTTTTCATCATATTCTTCAAATTTTCTAATTTTTCTTTTCTTTTATCAAATGATAGATCTTTTTCAAATCTAATATTGGTAAGATTTATTTTGGGTGCATTATCTAATTCAATATTATTTCCATCAAAATTATCAGTTGTATTTATAGGTATATCCTGATTTTGATTTGTTTTTTTCTTTAACGTTTTATTATATTGTCTAAAAGTAGGCTTTATTCCATTTTTCAAACACCCATATGGTGGAGCTGGTGCATGTATGGAAAAATTAGCACCAGGACTTTCTATAGGTTTTGTATTAATTGGTATGTTGTTTTTTTTCATAGTTTTATCTCTTTTTTTCTTTTTTTTCTTTTTAATTGATTTTAAATTCAATTCTTGTAAATAATTTAATGTTTCTTTAAAAGAATCTTGAAATTCTTTTTCTTCTTTTTCATCAGATAATATTTCTTTTTCTTTTTCTCTTTGTTGATGTGCTTTAATTTTTTCAATTAATTTTTTCTTTACGTTATTTGGTTTCAAAGTATTAATAGGTCTTTTCTTTTTCTGTTTTTTTTCTTTTGGAGATTTTCCAGCTTTTCCAATTTTAAAAAAATTAGGATTGATTGAAATAGATTTCTTACTCATATTATATTTTACAGAAAATTTAATATGAATTTTAAATGTAAATATGTTGTAATATATTTCTATTAATATCATCTTTTCTATTTTTTACTTCATTATTATCTAAAAACATATCAAAGCCTTTTTGCATATCTTTTAAGCTAATATTTTTCTTTTTATCTTCATGCAAACAAAAAACACGTCTTCCATGAGCTATTTTAATTTTTGCTAAAAGTGTTTCAATATCTCTACCAAAAAATTTGAAATAATCCATTTTCTCTTTAAACCATTCATCTTTTACCTTTTTACTTAATTTCCAACCAATATCATTAACTTTTTTCTTAAAAATTAAAAATAATTCTTTATAAGTATAATCATCTGTGCTAAATCTCCATGTAAATCTAGAATCTAGCCCTTGATTATAGGAGAAGAAACAATTTTTCAATTCTTCTTCATATCCAGCAATTATAACCATAATTTCTTCTTTATGGTCACTTAGTCCTTCACATAATGTATCTATACATTCCTTAGCAAAAGAATCTCTTTTTTCTTGATTTCCTAAAGCATAAGCTTCATCTATAAATAATACACCACCTAAACACTCTTTTATCATATCTCGAGTTTTAATTGCTGTTTGACCCAAATATCCAGCAATTAAATCAGCTCTAGTAGCCTTTTTAAATTTTTTTCTTTTTAATATACCTAAATTTGAAAAAATGGATCCCATAATCTTTGCTGTTTCTGTTTTTCCTGTCCCAGGAGGACCGTATATCACAGTATGCATGAAATCTTGATGACTTTTATCTTTTCCTTTATGTAAATTTTGAACAAAATATAAAATTTGATCCACTATATTATTTTTAAGTTTATTCATTCCTATCATATTTTTTAAATTTATTAATGGTTTCTTAATATCATGCATAGCTTTCATATTAATATTATATTCCACATCATATTTTAATGGATAATCATCTATTAATTTTAAAAGGTCGTCTAAAGTATCTATTTCAACCTCAATATTTACTTTTGTTTTTTTTATTTCTATTGGTTTTTCAATATGTTTTGGAGGAATATAAATACTACTTCTTCTTCTATGTCTCCCAATCGGAAATAGTGAAATATCATCCTTGCTACTAAATAATGCACTTGTTTTTTCTAAATCACCTACCTTTTTATTTAATATATCTAATATTTCTTTCAAATCATTAGACATTTTCTCTTCTTTCTTTTTGTCTTCCAATAATAATAATTTTTCTCTTTTTTCTTTTTCATCCAATTCTTTAATAAAATCTTTATATTTACTAAAACGTTCTTTATTATTTTTTTCCCGTCTAGACTTAATATTCTCAATTACTTTGTTTATAGTCATATTATTATTACTAATATTATTTATGTTTAACTGATTTTTTTTTATTATTTCTTTGCTATTTTTTGAAAACATATTTTTTTCTTCTTTACAAGTTTCTAGTGGAAATAAATTATGATTTAATATTGGATTTGTTTTAAAATAATTAAAAATATTATTATTAGAATTATCTATTGGTGGTAATTTGAAATTATTTAAACTTAAGTCATTTATTTTTTTATAATTTGGTGTTTTTTTATTATTATCCTTTTTATTTACGTTATTATTATTATTATCATTATTATTATTGTTATTCATATTTGTATATATATATAATTAATATTTAAAAACAGCTTAGAGATAAAATTGATTTATTTAATTTAATAGATAATGAAAGCAAATAGGAAGATGTCTTTAAAAGAAAATCCCACTAATGGAACACAAGTTGATTGGAAAGTAATTGAATCTTATTTTCAAAATAAACATTTAGAACGTATGGTTCGACACCAAATCGAATCATATGATCACTTTGTAAATAATCAGATAAAAAAAACAATTGAAATGTTTAATCCAGTTACAATACACTCTGATCATGATAAAGACGAAGAAACAGGATTATATTCGTTAGAAATTATCATTACATTTTCCAACTTTCAAATTTATAGACCACAAATTCATGAAAATAATGGAGCTACAAAAATTATGTTTCCTCAAGAAGCACGATTAAGAAATTTTACTTATGCTTCAGCCATGACATTAGATATAAATATACAAATTATTAAAAGAACAGGAGAAAAATTAGAACATATTGAAACTATGTATGAAAAATTACCAAAAATTCATATAGGTAAAATTCCTATTATGTTAAAATCATCCATTTGTGTATTAAAACAATATAATCATTTAGATCCTAAAATTACTGGAGAGTGTAGATTTGATGGTGGTGGATATTTCATAATTAATGGCTCTGAAAAGACATGTTTAGGGCAAGAAAGAGCTGCTGAAAACAATATTATGTGTTTTAATGTAAAAAAAAATAATAATAAATGGTCTTGGTTAGCAGAAATTAAATCAATTCCAGATGATAAATGTATTTCACCAAAACAAATTAATATTACAATTGCAACAAGAAATAATGGTTCAGGACATGCTATTTATATACACATTCCAAGAATAAAAAATCCTATTCCATTATTTATAGCATTTAGAGCTCTAGGAATTATTTCAGATAAAGACATTTGTAGATATATTATTTTAGATATAAGAAAAGAAAATATGAAAAAAATGTTATTTGCTCTTAAGGCAAGTATTATTGAGGCTGAAAAATATAATACTCAAGAAAAAGCTCTACAATTTATTGTAAATAACGCTATGTTTACACCAATAAATATGGGTGAAGAAGAAGGTAAACAAAAGAAAAAAGAATTTACAGAAAATGTTTTAAATAAAGATTTATATCCTCACTGTCGAAATAAAAAAGAAAAAATATATTTTATGGGTTTTATGACGAATAAATTACTTAGAACAAAGATGAAATGGAGAAAGATTGACGATAGAGATTCATATAAAAATAAACGAGTTGACTTAACTGGAACACTTCTTAATAATCTTTTTAGGAATTATTTCAATAAATTAGTAAAAGATATGCAGAAACAGGTTGTTAGAGAAATTAATAATGGTTCCTGGAAATCTACAGAAAATTATAAAGGTATTATTAATCATACAAATATTTATAAAATTATTAAATCGACTACTATTGAAAATGGTATTAAACGTGCATTAGCTACTGGTGATTTTGGTATTAAAAATACTAATTCAAATAAAGTAGGAGTAGCTCAAGTATTAAGCAGACTTACATATATTTCTAGTCTTAGTCACCTGAGAAGAATTAATACACCAATTGATAAAAGTGGTAAATTGGTTCCACCCAGAAAATTACACAATACACAGTGGGGATTTATTTGTGCGGCTGAAACACCAGAAGGTCAAAGTGTAGGAGTTGTTAAAAACATTTGTTATATGTCTCATATTACTATTGCTAGTTTAAGTGCTCCAATTTATGATGTTAGTAAAAAATATATTAAAGAATTACAGGATTTTGAACCTGAAGACTTATACAATAGAGTAAAAATTATAATTAATGGTGCTTGGGTAGGTGTTGTTGATAAACCACTTGAATATTTCAATTATATGAAAAAAATGAAATATAAAGGTATTATTAATATTTATACTAGTGTTGTATTTGATTATAAAGAAGCTAATATTTATATAAATAATTCTGCTGGTAGAGTTACAAGACCTGTTTATAAAGTCAAAAATAGAAAAACACTTATAACACCAGAAATTTATAAAAAAATTATTAATAAACAAATTTCATGGGATAATCTTTTAGTAGATCATGAAATTAATGAATCCATTATTGAATATATCGATCCAGATGAACAGAATTACTCACTTATTGCTACACGAAATAGAGATTTTAATGATAAAGACAAAAGTCATTACAAATATACTCATAGAGAAATTCACCCTTCAACTATATTCGGTATATTAGCCAGTTGTATTCCATTTCCTGAACATAATCAATCTCCTAGAAACACTTATCAGTGTGCTATGGGAAAACAAGCTATGGGAACATATGCAACTAATTACACACATAGAATGGATAAGACAGCTTACGTTCAAACTTATACTATGAGACCATTAGTTGATACAAGAATTATGAATATTTTAAAACTTCATAAAATTCCATCTGGATGTATGGTAAAAGTAGCAATTATGACTTATTCTGGATTTAATCAGGAAGATAGTATATTGTTCAATAAAAGTTCATTAGATAGAGGACTATTTAGTGCTACCATTTATCATACAGAAAAAGATGAAGATAAAAAAATTCAAGGAGATGAAGAAATCAGATGTAAGGCAGATAGAAGTAAAACCAAAGGTATGAAATTTGCTAATTATAATAAATTAAATGATAAAGGAGTTATTCCAGAAAATACTCTAGTTGAAAATGGTGATATTATTATTGGTAAAATTGTCCCTATTAGAGAAAATAGAAATGACCATACCAAAGTAATTAAGTATAGTGACCAGAGTAAAGTCTTTAGAACACATGAAGAAACATATATTGATAAAAATTATATGCATAGAAATGGTGATGGATATACATTTGCTAAGGTTAAAACTAGAACTTACAGAGTTCCTGTAATTGGAGATAAATTTTCATCTCGACATGGACAAAAAGGAACTATTGGACTTATATTACCCGAAGCCAATATGCCTTTCTTAGCAGATGGTTCTAAACCAGATATTATCATTAATCCTCATGCTATTCCTTCTCGCATGACTATAGCACAATTGAAAGAAACACTTCTTGGTAAAGTATTGCTTCAATTAGGTGTATTTGGAGATGGCACTAGTTTTGGAGAACAACCTATTAGTAAAATTAGAGAATTAATGACGCAAATGGGTATGGAAAGAAGTGGTAATGAAATTTTATATAATGGAATGACCGGAGAACAAGTTGAAACAGAAGTATTCTTTGGTCCAGCATTTTATCAGAGGTTGAAACATATGGTAAATGATAAAGCACATAGTAGAAGTTATGGTCCCATGGTTGTATTAACTCGCCAGCCTGCTGAAGGTAGAGCAAGGGATGGTGGATTGAGATTTGGTGAAATGGAACGTGATTGTATGATTTCACATGGAGCTAGTAGATTTACAAAAGATAGAATTTATCATTCATCTGATACTTTTGAAGTTCATACTTGTAAAAGTTGTGGTCTTATTGCAGTATTTAATCCTGAGAAAAAAATACACGTTTGTAAAACATGTAATAACAGGACTAAATTTAATAGAATTCAGTTACCATATGCTTGTAAGTTGCTGTTCCAAGAATTAATTACTATGAATATTGCTCCTAGAGTCATCGCTAAGTAATTGATAAAATTGAATATTAAATTTTTTTTTTAATTGTAAGTATTAACTATGATATTATTTACAATTTCACAATTACACAAAGGTATTATTATTAAAAGACCTTCCGCACATATAAAAACACCATACGTAGCAGATGTTACTATTGAAAATATACAATTCTTAGCACATACTCCTTCATTAGGTTGTTGTGGTCTAGCTGATAAAGGTGCTGAAGTGCTAATGGAAAAAACAGAAAAAACTAAAACAAATTTTAGAGTTCAATTAGCCATATTTAATGAACCAGAAAAAAATAATATTCAATATATAGGAATAAATCCAAAACTAAGTGAAACATTAGTTAATAATGCACTGTTAAATAATTGTTTTCATAACTTAAAATATATTAAAAAAATAGGACGTGAAAAGAAAATATTAAATTCGCGGTTTGATTTTATTGGTGTAGATAAAGATGATAGGTCATTTGTATTGGAAGTTAAAGCTGTTCCATTAGCAGATTATGATGATATATATGCTAAGGAAAGAAAGAAGAAAGATTATACACATAGAGCATATGATACAAAAATATCATATTTTCCAGATGGTTATAGAAAGAAATTGAAAGATACAGTTAGTCCTAGAGCTTTAAAACACGTTCAAGAATTGGAGAAAATAAAAAAGCAAGAACCAAATATGAGATGTATATTATGTTTTGTTATACAACGAACTGATGTTAAACAATTTCAACCTTCATTAATTGACCCTATTTACAGAAAGGCAGTTCAAAAAGCCTGGATAAATGGTGTAGAAATATTTACACTTCAAGTTAGTTGGACTCTTGACGGAGTAGCATCATTTCATTCTTCAAAACTTCCTATTTGTCTATTTGAAACTTATGGACCAAGACAATTATATTAGTTATATACATATGAATAAATTACAAAAAAGATTTACACTATTTTTATTAGGATGTATTCCTGTTAGATTTTTATTTGTTTATGTAGCAAAAAATATTCCAATTAACTATTTACCTCTAACTGCACCTATTACATTAATTATGGGATTAGGTTTCTTTTACACTTTTTTTAGTGGAAAAAAAACTGGTTCTACTTTTAATCAAATAGCTTGGTGGAATAATTTAAGACCAATTCACGGTTTATTATATATTTTATATTCATATTATGCTTATAAAAAAAATTCTGACGCCTACAAAATATTATTATTTGATGTAATTTTTGGATTATTATCATTTTTTATTTATCATATAAGTGTTGGTTCTTTTAAGAAGTTATACCATACTTTCCCTTAAATCCTTGAACTAGTTCTAGTGGAATATAATTAAAATCAATTATTTTTCTATTTAATTCATATTTTTCTTTTGAACCTTCCTCTTTTTCTAATTGATTTTTGAAAAGCTCTGGATTATCATAATATTTACAAGCTGTTTTAGGTCCGCATTTTTTAAATACACCTGTTATATTATCACTCTTATCTCCTGTAAGTATCTTAACAAATAGGTCCTTTTCAGCGTTATTAAAACTAGATTTACGTTCAGTCAGTTTTTTATACTTTAAATCATATAGTTCAACGTTTTCACTAGCCAACTGTAAATAATCCATATCACTAGTAATAATTTTTACATTAGCATTTGGATACTTCTTTATTATGTCTTTAGTTAATATAGCAGCACAATCATCTGCTTCCAATTTAGGGTATTTAAACATCATTCTTGCTCCACCTTTAATAAACAGCTCCTCTTTATAAGCCATTTTAAAGAAAGGACCTCCCATAAAGCTATCATCATATACTCTATTTGCCTTATAAGAAGGCATGTGTTTCATTCGCCAAATGGTTTCTCTAGGACAATCTCTACACGCTAAAACAATAGCATTTTTCATTTTCAACTTTTTTGGAATTTCATTCATTTTACTAATAAAGGTAGAACGGAACTTTTCTACAAATGTTTTGTTTTTAAAAGGGTCGTCCATTTCTTCATCTTTTTTTGCTAATTTGAACCAATTTAGTAGTGCGTAGTAACGAAAGAATACGAAATAGCTTCCGTCAATAATTATGAAGTTTGGATTTTCCATAGTTTATAAGTAAATAATATAGATATAATTTTAAATCAATTTTATATATGGGTCATGGTTGTCCTTTTAAGAAATCTACGGCAAAGATGCGATGGAAGTGGA